TCCCAGCATGGCGGGCCTCGGCTTCGCGAGCGGCGGCACCCCGGTGCCGGGCGCGAACCCGGAGGTGGACGAGATGCTGCGCGGGCTCGCGCCGCGCCGTGGCTTTGCGGACGGCGGCGAAGCCGCGTTGATGCGCAAGCTGTACCCGTGGGGCGCAGCTGGGGGCCTCGGCGGGGGTACCCCCGGCGCGGGGGGTGCGTGGTCTCCGGGGCTCACGGTCAAGCCGCAGGCACCCCTTGGATCAGGGGCGCAGCTCAAGGCACCCGCTCCGCAACCCACAGGCTTGTCGCAGACCATCAATGCGGTGGAGCGCGGCCTTGGTGCTGCAGAGAACGCTGAGAAACTCGCAAAGTCGGGCAAGAAGGCCTACGACTGGATGAAGGATCAATTTAAAGACCCGGCGGCAAGTATGGAAGCCCTCGCGACCAGCACGCGAACGGATCAGGCGGCGACTGGCGAAGCGCGCGGCGGCCGTATTGGCTATGACGACGGTGGTGCGATTGACGAATCGCCCGCGATCCCCGGCGGCGGCGACGACACGGTCCTCGGCCAGCTTACAAAGAAGCAGATAACACCCGCCAAATTGCCCACTCGTGATCTTTCTGGCGGCGCCGGTGGTGGCGGTGGCGGGAGTGCAATGGGCGCTATCGGAGCTGGCCTCGGGGCTGCAAATTCAGCTGTCAATATTGCCAGTTCACTTTCAAAAATGTTTGCCGCGCACGGCGGCCGCATCGGCTACGATGAGGGCGGCGAAGTGGCTGACGCTGTCGCAACGCCGCCCGATTTGCCTGTGCATAAACTCGACACGAGTGACAGCGCAGGCGGCGGTAAAAAAGATACCACTGCAAAAGATGCTCTTGGTCTTGCGGGAACTTTTGCCAATTTCATCCCCGGAGTTGGGCCCGCAATTGGCGCGGGTTTGAAAGTCGCGTCGATGTTCGCAAAGGACGGCGGCCGCATCGGCTACGCCGAAGGCGGCGGGCAGACGTTTGTCGACCGGCTCATGCCGGCGGCGTTGAAGGCTTCCGAGAAGACGGGGGTTCACCCCCACTTGATCTTGGCGCAGGCGGCGCTTGAGTCAGGGTGGGGTAAGCACGCCCCCGGCAACAACTACTTCGGCATCAAGGGACCCGGACAGGTTCTGGATACCAAGGAACAGGGTGCAACGGGCCTCTACAATACCCGCGACAGTTTCCGTAAGTACGAGTCCCCCGAGCATAGCGTCGATGACTACGCCAACTTCATCATGTCCAATTCACGCTACCGTCCCGTTCGCGAGGCGCGGACGCTTGATGAGCAGATCGAAGCCATGGGGCGCAGCGGCTACGCGACGGATCGGGACTACACCGCCAAACTTCGCGGCATCGCAAACAGTCTGAGCGGAAACGCAACGCCGTTCACGCCGAGTGAGCGCGGGCGCTCCGAGGCGCCGCGCAGCGCGGGCCTCGCGCCGCTGATCACCGACGTTGAAGACTTGAACGAGGCTCCGCCACCTGTTGAGCCGAACGACGACTTTGAGATGTTCAACAACTTCGAGATGCCTGTACGGTTTGCAACGGGCGGCCTCGTGCCCCGTCGCGGTTATCAGACCGGAGGCGGTTATCTACCTCGACGTGATTATCAGACCGCGAGTGAAGAGGGGGTGCCGTCGGGTGCCTCTGAAGAAGACTTGCAGCGCGAGCTTCAGCGCGGCCTTCGCGAGGAACCGTTCGCGCGTTCCACGGGTCTTGGCGGACTGAACCTGCCGCAGCACCAGCTCCCCGCGCTCGGCACCGAGGGCTCGCCGACCAGCATTTCTATTCCTCCGAGAAGCGTTCCTCCCGCAGAGCGCACACGCGATGACCGCGATCTTAGCGGCTACAACCCGCCGGGTTCAGCGCCTGCCGTCGCGCCTCCGCTCGCCTCTCGCAACGTGGCCACGGTCGGCGGCAACAACCCGCCCGCCGTTACGCCCGTCGTAGCAGGGGGCCCCAGCACGGCACCGCAGGCGCAGACCGCTGCGGGATTGGCACCGCCTGTGGGTGCGCCGGGGGGCTCCTCAAAGCCGCCGGAAGATCGTGATTTCTTCGACCGTGCGGGTGACTGGGCGGGTCGCAACCAGAACTGGCTGCTCCCGGCCGTCAGCGGCATCGGCAAGATGCTCGCGTCGCCGTCGCCGTACCTCGGCGTCGCCATCGGTCAGGGCCTCGCCGAAGGCGCGCAGACGGGCTTGGGTGCCAGCTTCAAGCAGCAGAGCCTCGACACCCAGCAGCAGTCCACCGACGCGTCCACGATGGCGCAGCTTCAACGCGCCTACGAGTACATGCAGCGCATGGCCGACGTCGAACGCGCGAACAACAACGGGCAAGTCTCGGCGGCGACTGCGAGCAATCTCGCGGCCATCCAGAAGCAGATCATGGCGTTCGCAGGCTTGGGCTCGCCGCGTAGTGCGGGGCGCAGGTCACAGGAGGAGCCGCAGGGCGCGCCGCAGGGCGCGCCGCAGGACACAATTCCCGGCGACCAGACGCGCGTCGGCACCCCGGTGTCCGGCGGTAACGCGCCCCCGACGGGAACCGGCGCCGCGCCGGCCTTCCCCAACACACCGCGCACGCCAATCGCTGCCGACTACACGACCACCGAGAGCGGCGTCCCGGTCGACAAGATGAACAACCCGGCGTACCTGCGCTCTATCGCGGCGACTATGTCGACGCCCGAGGAGCGCAATCGCTACCTCGAAATGGCGAGGGTCATTGAAACTACTGGCGTAGTCACTGACATCAACGGTGCCCGAGGTATCGCCAAGGGATGGCCCGAGATGCAGCGCCAGCAGCAGGCGGTCGTCAGCAATCAAGAATGGCAGCGAAAAGAGGCTGATGCGTCGAACGAGCGTCAGACGATTATTCGTTCCTACGGATTGCTCGAAAAGGCGCTGCAACAGGTCGACACCAATCCCGCCGCCGTGGTTACGTCGAACATCAAGGAAGGCGCACGCGCTCTTGGGTTTGTGGTGCCCGACGGCATGTCATCGGCGGCTGCCGTGCAGGAAATCACCAAGCAGGTGGCGGCGCGCGCCGCGCAGGCCGGGTCCGACCGCGCGCGGGGGATGCTGCAAGACGGCAGTATCGAGGCGATCAAGAACCCGGAGGCCAACAAGCAGATCTTGGCGCAGCTCTACGCGGACATCGACGCTGCCGAGAGTCGCTACAAGTACATCGACGATAAGATCAATACCACTCCGACGGGCAACTTTTCGACATGGCAGCAGGAATGGAATAGGGCCAACCCGCCGAACAAGTTCCAAGACGAAGCCTACAACCGTCTCGGCGTGATCGGTGCGACACCGCTTGACGACGCGGGCGTCCCTGACCCGACGCGCATGAAGGTCGGCGCATTCTATGTCCTGAAGCCTGACGAGTACTGGCGCACAATGAAGGGCACCGTGCCCCGCGACAGCATTCGCGGCAACGTGCGCGTGAAGGTCGTCGAACAGAACGGCCAGAAGGGCTTTATAGTCCAATGAGCGGCGACAACCTTCCGAAGCCCGGCACCTTCATCCCTCTGGGCGACGGGCGCGCAAGCGGCATGCCCGCCCCCGGCACGTTCATCCCTTTCGACAGGAAGCCGCCGCCTGAAGCGGCGCCCCCCGAAGACCCCGGCTTCCTGTCGAACAGTCCCGACGACAGCTGGCTGTCGTCGGCCGCGAAGGGCACCGGCACCGTACTCGGCAAAGCCGTAGCGGCAGTGCCCGGCCTGCCGGGCGACATCGCGGGGCTCCTCGACTACGCCACGACCGGCGTGCAGAGCTACATTCAGGACAAGCCGCACGCGGAACTGATGAAGCAGCGCGCCGAGGATATCGCGAAGAAGAAAGCCGAAGGCCAGTGGCAGTTCCCGACGTCGGAGGAGCTGTACCGTAAAGGCGCCAACGCGGTCGGGGCCGGCGAGTACAAGGCCACTTCGGTACCCGGCAAGTACATGATGATCGGCGGCGAAGGCGCCGCGAGCATGCTGATGCCCTTCGGCGTGGCGGGTAAGGGCGTCAAGGCGGCCCGCGAAGCGTTAACAGCAGGCAAGGGCGCGGGCGCGGCGACGCGGGCAGGCATCGGCGCGACGCTGCCGGGGGTGGGTGTGGGCGCCGGGGTGACTGCCGGGGCGCACGCGGTCGGAGAGATGACCGAAAGCCCCGGCGCGGCGCTGGCGTTCGGCCTCGGTGCGCCTCTGGCAGGCGGCGTCGTCAAGGGCGGCTACAACGCCCTGCGCAACCCGGTGCGGGGCGCGCGCGAGCGGTTCATCGACAGCATCAGCGGCGTCGTCGACCCGGCCAACCCGAACGCCCCCGGCGACAAGCGCCCGGTGATCGCGAGCATTCTTGCCGGCGGCGAAGACGTTGCGCAGACGGGAGCCCCGCGCACGACGGCGCAGGCGTACCCCGACAACGGGCTGTCGTCCGAGCAGATCCGGCTACTGCAGACATCGCAGGCGACGGACGCCGCCAAGATGCGGATGATGAACGTACAGGAGCGCCAGCGGCGGGCCAATCAGGGCCAGCTCGAAACGCTCGCACCGGACACCGCCGAACCGTTGGCGCTGCCGCGCGCGGCGCAGGTCGCCCAGCAACAGCTCGATGATGACGTGCGGCGCCTGACGGCGGCCCTCGACACCGAACGTGACCCCGTGCGCGCGGGTGAGTTGCAGCAGCAGATTGCAAAGGCCGAGAGCCGGGCGCTCGACGGGCGTGTGAGCGCGCTTTACAACAGCGTCGACCGTGACGGTGTCGCGCAGGTGCCGATGGACAACACCAAGCAGCTCGCGGAACAGCTGCTGGACAGCCACAAGCCGCTGTACGGTGAGATGGACAAGGGCCTGAAGGGTTGGCTGGAGCGTATTGCCGGCCGCGGTAAAGACGCCGATGGCAATCCCAATCCGGGGCTCGGTGAGCGCCTGTCGTATCAGGACGCTGTCGAACTCGACAAGGCAATCGAGAATATGCGCCGGGAAGCGGCGGTTAGCGGCTCGGGTACGGCTAGGCAATACGGCCAGCTCAAGAGCGCGATCATGGACGACCTGCCCAACGTACAGCTCCCGCCGACGGCGGCATCCGCGGGGCAAACGCCTGCCGAGACTTTGCGCGCGGCCAAGGATCTCTACATTGAGAGCAAAAGACGTTTTGAAAACGCTTACGTCGAAGGCGGGCTCAAGACGACAAAGCCTTACGGCGATTTCATCATGCAGCCCGAGAAAGTCGCCAAGCAGGTGTTTCAGCCGGGCGACGGCGGCGGCCGCGCAGTTACCGCGTGGCTGGCGGCCGCAGGGCCGCAGGGCGTTCAGCAGGCGCAGGACATCGCGCTCGCCCGGCTGCACGAGATGCGCCGCGGCCCCGGCGGCGTCATACAGCCGATCTCGCAGGACATGTTGGACCGCTGGCGCAATCAGTACCGCAGCGCGCTCGGGGCTATCGACACCGCCGCTCCGGGCTTCTCGACGCAGTTCGACAACGCCGCCGCGGCGCAGAGCCGCCTGAACGCCTTCACCGAGAGCCGCGCGGCACAATTCCTCGGCGTGCAGGACCGCGACCAGATGTACGGCATGGTCGGCCGCATCCTCGACCGACCCGACGGCGCGGCGCAGCTCCGCGAGGTGCTGTCGCAATTCCCGCCGACCGAGCGGCAGGTGATCATGGAGGGCGTCCAGCGCGCGGGCTCCCAATACATCGTTCGGCAGTTTATTTCGCCGAAGAGCGGCGACATTCAGGGCGCGCAGTTCGCGAAGTACGTCACCCGGCACGAGGGAGCGCTACGCGAGCTGTTCGGGCCCAACTACCAGCGTCTGGAGAACATCGCCAACGAGCTGGCGCGTCACGAGAACGTGCAGAAGGCGGGCATGACGCACGGCTCGTCAACCGGCTTCAACACCCGCGATGAGCTGAAACAGAAAGCTTCGCAAGATGTCAGCGTTCCCGAGGCAGTGATGTCGACCGGCATCATGCAGCCGGTGTTGGGTACGGTTCCCGCCGCGGCCGTCACTGGCGCGATGGGGCTTCGCAACCTTTGGCACCGGCTTGAGAAAGGCCGCCAGAGCACGATCAACGATATCATCACCGACGCCGTCTTCGACCCCGCGGCAGCGCGGCGCCTCCTTCAGGGGAGATACAAACTTGCGGGGACCCCCGGGCCTGCCATCGCCCCACGCGCCGCCATTCGAGGCGCGCAAGAGGGTATGAGCGAGATCGAAGAGCGAGAGAACCTGCGCCGGCGCGAAGGCCGCAAGGCCGGCGGCCGGATCGGCGGGGTCGACCACGGTGCCATCGCGATGTCGCTGATCCGCGCCGCAGAGAAGGCCAAGAAGGGCCACAACACGACGACGCAACCGCTCCTTGAGCAGCCTGATGAAGCCATCACCAAGGCGCTCGCCATCGCCGACGAGGCCCTGAAATGACGACACCCAACAAGGTACTCGACCAGCCCGCCTACAACTCCAACGTCAACACGTGGGGCACGGGGCCGCTCAACACCAACTTCGGCTACATCGACCTCGCGCTGGGCGGCAGCACGCTGCTGAACGCTACCGGCTTGGGCGGCACGACCGTCGCCCTGTCGGCGGCGCAGTGCATCCCCCTCACGCTGTCGATCTCGGGCACACCCGGCGGCATCGTCACGTACACAGTGCCTGCGGCGACCGGCGGCCAGTGGATCGTGCGCAACGGCACAACGGGCGGCTACGCCGTGCGCGTGCAGTCGGCCTCGGGCGGCACCTACGTCACGATCAACGCAGGCGACAACGTGCAGGTCTCCTGCGACGGTACGGCGACCGGCATGGTGCGCAACGACACGACGGCCTCGGCAGGTGGCGCCACGACGCAGGTCCAGTACAACAACGCGGGCGTGCTGGCGGGCAGCGCCAACATGACTTTCAACGGTACCGTGCTCACGGCGCACACGCTCGATGCGTCTACGGGTGGCGTGGTGTTCCCCGACAACACGACGCAGACGACGGCGGCGGTCACTGCGCCAGCGGGATCCGACACGCAAGTCCAGTTCAACGACGGTGGCGCGTTCGCCGGCGACGCCGGACTGGTGTTCAACAAGACGACGAACGCCCTCACGACCACTGGCCTGCTGACGGCCGCCGGCGCCACGCTCAGCAGCACGCTCACCATGACGGCCGCCGCGGTCAACGGTGCCGTGCGGGTCGACGTGGCCTCGGCCACGACCTGTGCCATCGGCGCGGCGGCCTCGAACTATGTCCGCATCACCGGGACAGCGACGATCACGGGGCTGGGCACGGTCGCCTCGGGTACCTATCGCGACGTCGTCTTCGATGGTGCCCTGACGCTCACGTACAACGCGACGTCTCTCATCCTGCCCGGGCTTGCGAACATCATCACGGCAGCGGGCGACACGGCGGGCTTCGTCTCGGACGGGGCCGGCAACTGGAAGTGCCTCTGGTACACCCGCGCCAGTGGCGCGTCCGTGACAGGCGCTGTCCTGCAGAGGGTCAGCAGCGTGACCGGCGCCTACTCGGCGAACGCCGCTACCATCCCGGTCGACAACACCACGCCGCAGAACACCGAGGGCACGGAATTGCTCAGTCTGGCGATCACCCCGAAGAGCGCCACCAGCAAGCTCGTAGTGAACGTGACGACGGTGCTGGGCTGCACCACTTCCATCGACACCGGCGCCGTGGCGCTGTTTCAGGATAGCGGCGCGAACGCCATCGCGGCGAACCCCTGCAGCCTGTCGGGGTTCGCGATGCCCATCACCCTTCAGTACGAAGTCGTGAGCGGCTCGACGACGGCGCGCACTTTCAAGGTTCGTGCCGGTTGCAACACCAACACCCTCCTGTTCAACGGGGTCAACACCGTCGGCGCGATCATGAACGGCCTGTGCCAGTCGTTCATCAGCATCACCGAGATCGCGGCCTAAGATCTGACGTGCCACTTGGATGGGTTGCGGATGTACTGCCTCGTTCACCCCTTGTACTTGTACTCGTCGATGCGGCTGGTCTCCGACACCGGCATCGAGACGACGAGCCCGGTGTACATGCGCGTCACTGAGTCTAACGGCGCAATTTCCTAGCGCAGGAAAACATCGTCGAGATATGCGTAGAGGGGAATGCACTCGTGCCGAACAACCCAGATACCCTTAGCGGGGATCCCTTGAAGGCAACTGTCGAGATGTTCAATACCCCGGCATTTCAAGCCCTCTTCCGCGTAACCGCGACGATCCTGCTGCTGTTCATCAGCGTCGTGACGTACATCGCCGTCCAGACGCTCGGGAACATCAAGGAACTCACCAACTCGATCAACACCCTCAACCTCAAGATCACAGAGGTCATCGGGGAGGGGCGCGTGACGTCCACCACCATCCTCAATCACGACAGGCGGATCACGGGACTAGAGCAGTGGCGCGTTACCCTGCCGCCGGCTAGGCGGGAGGCACCCTGACGTGCCACTTGGAGGGGTTGCGGATGTACTGCCTCGTCCAGCCCTTGTATTTATATTCGTCGATGCGGGCACCCTTCGACACGGGCATCGAGACGACGAGGCCGCCGGGCATGTGGAAGCGGACGATGTGGTGGTTCTGACCGTCGGCCCACTCGACCCTGAGAGCGCCCTCGCTGAAGGCCGTTTGTTCAATCGCCCGTCGGCTCTTCGAGTTCATCTGCTGTCACCCTATACCATAAACCACAAGCGAGAAGCCTGACACGCTCGTGCGGGCTCTGCAAGAGCCTCGTGATCAGGACCGTGGCGTTGGCCGTCCAGAGGCGCCCCTGCTGGACGTGCCGGCACAGCGCCCAGTAGAGGGCGCTGTGCTGTTCCAGTTCACTCATCGACCTTCTCCTCCGGTAGATGCGCCCACTTCACGCGCCTGCGAATACGGTTCACCTGTCCTTGCGACAGCCCGTAGTCAAAGGCGATCTGCTTCTCGCCGCGAGTGTCGCGGCGGATCGCATACACGTCCTCCTCGGTGATCTTCGCCGAGGGGTTCTCCTCACCCTTCCTCGCCGGCATCGGTCGCAAACTCCCCGGCAAAGGACAGGTAGTTGATCGCGTCGATGTAGCTGTCGACGTGATCCGGCGACTGCGCGATCCGCGACAGCTTCACGGCGAGCAGGATCATGGCGATGTCGTGCGCGAGCAGCGACTTGCCCGTGATTTCGTTGGCGATGCGCGCGATGCGTTCGTGGTTCTCCTTCACGGAGCCGTAGACGGCGCCGCGCGGCGCCAAGAGCGTCATCGCCTCGGTGATGATGTCAGTGTGCTTCATGACTTCCCCTCATAGTATTCGGCGATCTTGCCGATGTGCTCCCAGTTGACGACCAAAGGCCCACGGCTGGCCCACGTACGCGTGTTGTCGGCGCGCTCATAAACGAGATGATCGCCAAGCAAATAGCCCTGCCCGATCAGGTACGACACATCGTTCAGGGTCTTCATGTCGGGCACGTCCAGAATGACCTGATGCGTCCCGTCGTTCTTGCCCGAGGGCATGTTCATGTGGATCAACAATTTCACGACGCGTCCTCCGGGGGAATGTAGGCGGAGAAACCCGCCCTGAGTTCAGTCTGCTTTATCGGCACTTTCCATCCTTTCCGTTCATTGTTGCTGATCCTCTCGCCGAACATCTTGCGCAACACGCTGCCGACGGCGCGCGATGTCCCGTAATTGTCAGGCAGCCCGTAGTACCGCCCGATGTCGCTCGCCGTGGCGAAGGTCCAGTCTTTCGACGCGACGTGCTTCTTGCGCGCGTACAGCTCCTGCAGGCGACCCTCGGCGGGGCTCTCGACGCGGTGTTCCTCGACGATGGCGCTGTGGAGCTGTATCTCCTCGCGCGTCAGGTTCCAGCCCTCGCCCTGCCGGAAGTAGTGGAGCATCTGGGCCCAGTACTGCTGCATGTCGATGCCGTGAAAGGCGTTGCAGCGCGTGACCTCGACAGGCCAAAAGCGCCGTGCGCCCGTCGGGTCGTTGAGGAACTGTCCGTCGTTCACGCTGGCCCAGAACGAGGTCACGCGGGGGCGCGTGGTGATGAGCCGGTCGTAGGGGAGGCGGATCTTGTCGACGGGGCGCGAGAGGAAGCTCTTCAGGTGCCCCGCCTCGATGCGGCTGATGATGGCCTCCAGCTCGGCCATCTCGACAAGCGGGGAGCTTGTCAGCCTGCGCTCGTCGTCCTTGCTGCTGGCGTGCCCAAGGTTCGCGCTCTGCTCCAGCAGACGCCACGCCGCGGGCAGCAGCGAGCCGATCCACGATGACTTGCCGCAGCCCTGCGGGCCGACGAAGACGACTACGTGGGGGACGCTGACGGGCGTCTCCCGCTCCCAGTTGGTCCACGCCACAATGGCCTGAATGGACGCGCGGAGGATGACGATGTCGCGCCACTGCGGGTTCTTCGCATCGACCGTGTCGGCTAGCGCGCGAAAGCGGTCAACGCCGTCCCAAGGTTTTGAAGTGATCCAGTCGAACACGGGGTGGTACCCGTTGTTCGACGACAGTGTGGTCAGCAGTTCGTCAAGCGTGGCGCGCAGCGAGATGCCTGCGCGGTTGGCGAGGGATATCAGAAATTCACGGGTCATCAGGGCGCGCTCCGAGGGGTTTTCAATCGCATTGAAAGCTTCGTCCGCGTGGGACAGTTCGACTTCGCCGGTCATGTGATTTCTTAGAACGGAGAAGCCGCATTCCGCGACGACATGCTGCACGTTTTCGATGGTGGCTTTCTGGATGTCCTTTGGAACGCCGGCCCTTGCCGTCACTTCGAGCGACGGCAGCTGCTCTTTCTTCACGCGCCCGGCGTACATCAGCACGAGCCCAGTAAGGATATCCCCCGCAGCGGCCCCCCTCGGCGGGGGATTTAAAGGGCCCGGCAGCGCAAAGGCACCTCGCGGTATCGTCGCCAGCTTTTGGCCGATGGTGGTGATCTGCGCGACGGCCTCGGCCTCGAAGTCGGGGGCGCCGTTCGCCTCGCACCAGAGCAGGAAGTCGCCCTGCGTCCGGTGCTGGCAGGATCCGTGGAAGCAGTGATAGGAGCCCGTCGTGCCGTTTCCGACCTGCCACTTGGCGTCGCGCCGGCCGTCGCTGTGCTCGTCGGCCCACGGACACTCAATGAACATCCAGCCGTCGGAGTTGGGCTCCGAGAGGGCCATGCCCTTCTCGGTGATCCACTTCAGGATCACGTCGCCGCCCGTGTCGCCGCTCCATGCGCGCTTGGTCGAGCGCAGGCTCGTCGGCTCGCGCGGCGTCAGGCTGAATTCCTCGCACAGCTCCTTGAACGTCCACGCGGGCTGCTCCCAGTCCTCTTCGACGAGACGTGCGACGAAGGGCGGGTCGCTCTTGTAGTTCAGGGAGCCGGGGAGGCGCACGAGGCGGTGAACGTCGCGTGCGCCGGGGTCGCTGTATCCGGCCTCGATCAGGGCTTCGATCAGTACCTGCGCCTCTTCCACCGTCCCGTTGAAGAGCAGGCCGTACTGGAAGTTGCCCGCCGACGTCTCCATCACGTAGTGGGGGCCGGCCTTTCCCTTGAACTTCTCGGGGTCGATCTTGGTCCCGATGTCGTCGAGGACGATGACATGGCAACGTCGCATGTTCGCAATGAGACGGCGTAACGGCTCGCCTGCGGGGGGCTTCTTCAGGGTCGAGATGCAGTAGTAGCTGGCGGCGTCGGGGCGCAGCTTCGTGCGGCCCTTTTTGTACGCCTGCAGCTGCCAGCCGCGTGTCTCTCTACCGCGCTGAACGATGCCGATGATTTCGTCGTCGGGCACGTCACCGAAGACGTGCTCGATAAAATTATCCAATTCCATATCGACCTCTACTTGTCGTAGCTGTAGCCGTACTCCGGTTCAGCGGCAAGCGGCAAATCAGGCCACTCGTTCGTCAGCATCGCCTCCTGCAGCGCCGCCTTGGCGTCGTCGATCTCGCCTTCATGCACCTCGACGAGCACCTCGTCGTGCGTGTGCATGACGACGGGCCACCCGGCCTCGTCGAGGCGGCGCACGGCGGCGCGCAGCAACGAGGCACAGAATGCCTGCGTGCAGTTCTCAGCGAGCAAACCACCATAGAGTGTAACGCGGGGCCACGCCGTCTCGCCCTTCTTCGGGTGCATCGAGGCCTTCAGGGACGACACGCGAGCCTGCGGGCCGTACTTGCCGTCGACCGTTACCACCTCGGTCTCCGGGTACGCAATCAGGCGCCCGCAGGGCAACAGCGCGTAGAGCATGTCGCCGTGCATCAGGTAACTGATGCGGCCCGCCGTCTCGATAGTACCCGGGTTGCGCGCGGCGCGGACGGCGGCGCCCTCCAGATCGCGCCAGAAGGTCTTGGCCCACGGGTTCGCCAGACGCCACGCGACCTTGATCTTTTCCGCGGTGTCGTCGTTGATCTTCAAACCGTAGGCGCGGGCCATCTTGCGGAAAGCGTTCTTGCCGCCCTGATAGCCCAGCGCCAGCACGGCGATCTTACCCATCTGACGTTGCGCCTTGTCGACCTTGTCGAAGGGCACACCGTAGATGCCCATCGCCGCATGCTTGTAGACGTCTTCGTTCTTGCGGAAGATGTCGAGCAGCGGCTCCGCGGCCGGCGACGCCGAGAGCCACGGCAGGGCGCGGGCCTCCACGGCAGAGTAGTCGGCCCACACCAGCACGTTGCCGTTCTCCGCGACAATGGTTGGCCGCAGCATGCGCGCCAGCGTCGTCAGCATGTTCTGATCTGATATTTCAGTCACATGCATGGCGGGCTCTCCCGCGAGTACGGCCGCAATCACGTCGTCGCTATTCAGCAACTTGTCGCGCACCAAATTGTGCGGCTGGAAGCCCATGGCGCTGAAGCGGCCCGTCTGGCCCGCGCCGTTGAACAAATACGCTCCGCGCAGGCGGCCGTCGGTGTCGGTGCGGTTCTCGATGGCGGCGTACTTGGCCGTGCTGGCGCGGCCGGCGTCATCGATCAGGTGCAGCAATTCGTCGACTTCTGATGGCAGCGACAAGTCGCTCTCAAAAATAGCGGTGCGTGCCGACCTGTCGAACGAGACTTTGCCGTCTTCGCCCGTCAGCATCTCGACAACCTCGGGGGCCCTCTCGCCGACCCACTTCTTGATGCGGGCGAACTGCTTCGCCCCAGTCACGACACCCTTGGTCACCGCCTCCAATTCCTTGGCGATTTCAGCCGCCTCGACCTCGGCATAGCTCTGAGCCGCGCGCGCCAGATCGGCGTCGATGGGAATGCCGCGGTCGTTCATGCGCTCGCAGACGTGGTAATCCTCCCACTCCTCGGCAGTCAGGTCGCGGACGACCATGCCGATAGTCGCCTCGACGACGACATCCTGCATGCAGTATTCGAGGACGCGCTCATACTCCTCCTCGGTCCCGGTGCCCTCCGTCGAGAGCTTCTTCATCAGCTTGCCGCCCGCCAGATCCTTCTTCTGCGGGATCGCCAGCGCCTTCGCGCACAGGTCCAGCTTGCCCGGATATGCCGAGGCGCGGGCGCGGGCGGCGGTGCAGAACCACTGCTCCTGCGGCACCGCGAGGCCCGCGGCGTGCAGCGTGATCAGGCGCTCGAACTGGGCGTTCCACGCGAACTTCCTGACGCGCTCGTCGGACAGCGCCGCGAGCAGGTCAGCCGGCATCGGCTCGCCCTTCCAAGCGCGCCACGGCTTCACCATCTCAGGCTCGAACGTGTTCTCTTCGTAGATCGCGTAGCCGGCGCACATGATCTTGGCGCTCGGGGCGTAGCGGTAGGCGCCGACCACGGTCAGGTCGAGGGGCGCGGAGGTCTCGTAGTCGATAGAGCAGATCAATGCCATTCTATTCTCCAAAGAAATGGGGGCGGCCATGGGCCGCCCCCAGTCAGGCTTCAGCGACGACGACGACGAACCGTGCCCTCCTCGGCAGGCTGCGTCGAGGCCTTAGCCTCCACCTTCGACGGCTCCACCTCGACGGGCGCCCCGCCAAGCTCCTGCGCGTCCGGCATGACCCACTTCTTGATGTCGAAGATCGGCGTGTAGATCTTGCCGTACTTCTTGTGCGGGTAGCTGTCACAGTCGAGGTTCAGGATGGGAACGCACTTGCCCTCGGCGTCGTCCATCGCGGCCGCGATCAGCTGCATCATGTCGGCGAACGCGCGGCGGCCGCCGACCGAGTTGGTCTTGTAGAGGACGTGCGTCCCCTTATCCTCGCCGTTGAGGCAGACCATCTCGAACGAGCAGCACGGCGTCCACTCGGCGCCGACATCCTGCAGGTTGCCCCGCTGCACCGGCACCTCGCCGACGCGGGCCATCTGCTCGCCGAGGACGGTGCCCTCCTGCCCGCCGGTGCCCCACGCGATGAAGCCGAGCGACATCGAGAACGGGTTCACGGCCCACAGGCTGTTCTCCTCGACCTCGGTGTTATCCGCGCCGTAGACCCACTCGCCGTCCTTGCCCATGCGCAGGAACGGCAGGCCGCCCAGCGACGACTTCGCCGCCGAGGACATCGCCTTCAGCGACTGCTTGAAGGCGTTGACGTCGGCCGGCGGGAGGCCGCCCTTTGAGAAGAGGCTCAGTTGATTGCTCATGTTACCTGTTTCCTTTCAACAGTGCTGCTGCCTTTGCGAAGGCCGCCACCGGCAGGACAGCGTCTGCGGCGTCGGTGTCACGAGCGAGCGACGGCGCGCTCGTGGTCTTCACGACGAGATCGTCGGGAAGTTCTCCCAGCGCCTTCTTGGCGGCTGCCGGGGTGATGGGTTGAATGGCCTTCTCGCCCTTGAGGCCGAGGCCCCGCAGGGCGGCAATCGTGTCCTTGAGGCTCTGGGCCCACGCCATGCGCGTCGAGCCCGCCTTGAGGCGCCAGAACGGTACGCTGCGGCCGTTCGCCAGTTCGTGCTTCACGCGGTCCTGCACGTGCTCGATCAGCTTCTCGACTTCCTTCGCATTGACCAAGAGCGCGCCCAGATCGGCGAGCGACCAGTCGGGGTGGATCTTCACGTCGATCAGGTCCGCGAACATCTGGCGCTGCGCGGGACAGATCGCCTTGGCGCGGCACCACTTGCACCAGTCGCCCATCCGCACGTCGGCGGAGGGCATCTGGCTGGCGGAGTGCGCGAGCCGGATCGTGCGCGCGAAGACTTCGATCTCGCCCCGCGTCACGACCGTCTTCGTCACGGCGGGGTCGAAGGCGGGCTGGATGATCGCCAGCTCGAACTCCTCGACGTCACCCGCGAGCGAGGCCATCTCCGGGTCCACGAGCGCGGCCGCGGCGAGGAACTTCAGCTGCGCACTGCCGGCGCCGACTTCGACGTAGCCGAACTTGTGGTCGGCGATCAGCATGCGCGTCCTGTCGCTGCTGATCGCGACGACGTCGCCGGTCCCGAAGACTTCGTTTTCGACAATGACGAGCCGCTTCTCGATGAACTGCTCGCCCTCGTAATCCTTGAGCAGCTCCTCGGCCGCCGTGAGGGCAATCGCGACGTCGGCCGCCATCTCCTCGTCGATCTCGACGCCGGCAAACACGGCACCAACGAACTCTTCCGGGTGCTCGTCGGGCTCCAGCAGGAGATGCTCCATGAGGGCGTGCTGCGCGCTGCCTTTGGCGGCGTACTCGCTCGGGGGCTGTTCGGGGGACTTGGCGTTGAGGGCGACCGAGCCGGGGCAGTTGATGACGCGCTCGGCAGTCGACGATCCGAAGGGTGCGTGCTGCATTATACTATCCTCTTGGTTAACGTCTCTATAAGCTCAATCCTCTCGCCAATCCAAGCCATACAAGGCACTGCCATCGAGTTGCCAAGCGCCTTGTAGCGAGGGCCGTCGCTGGCGGGTTTGTTGCGGTACGGGACCAGCGTGTAGTCGTCCGGAAAGCCTTGCAGCCGCTCACATTCGACTGGAGTAAGCCGTCGAACGGCGGTGGCGGCGACATAGCTTCGCGACGACCCGCCAGATGCCGCGCGAATGTTCGCCGTGTCGTGCGGCCCCTCGAATTGCGCGCCGCCTTCCCTGCCGCGGAGGTCAAAGGCGACGGCAGGCGTCTGGCTCTTGATAAGCGCAGGCGAGAAGTCCTCGTGCACATCAAGGTTCTGCGTCGCTCCGCGCTGCCACTCGAAGGCAATCGCCGGAGGATGCGCGCCTGCGGCCAGCGGATGGCATGGATCGCCCGCCTTCGGCTTGCTGTAGTTCGCCTTGCTGGTGATCTGCGTCGTGTCGAAGGCTATGCACGGCGCACCACCGCTCGCTCGATCGGCGTTGCTACCAAGCGTCCCGGCTACATCTTGCCCAACGTCAATATTCGACCCGCGCCCTTGGAAATGAACAGGCACCAGCGGCGTGCCGCGTCCTGTGCCGTCCTCGCTGGCGTCGAAGCCTTCGGCGCGTAAGGCGTGGGCGATCAGGCCGCCGTCGCAATCAAAGTCGGTTCCGAGGCCGCCACCGCCGTCAGGGCGTTGTGCACTGCCGGCGGCAGTTCCTTCCCCCGCTTCCCGGCGCGGCGCAGGATTCCCGAGCAGGCTTTCGCGCTCAAAAAGAACCGCCGCGGCACGTCCCCAGTCTCCAAAATATCCGACAACGAACACACGACGGCGTCGCTGTGGAACTCCGAAGTATTGAGCGTCAAGAATTCTGTAGGCGAACCCATACCCGATTTCTGCCAACGCCCCGAGGAAGGAACCAAACGCCCGACCTCCGTCAATTGACAGGACGCCGGGGACGTTTTCCCAGACGATCCACTGAGGCCGCATTCGATCAACCAGTCGCGCAAACTCGAGTGTGAGGTTTCCGCGCTCACCAGCAAGGCCCGCTCTAAGCCCCGCGATGCTGAAATCCTGACACGGCGTCCCGCCCACGAGAAGGTCAATGTGGCCATATTCATCTCCATTGATGGTCGTGAAGTCGCCGTGCAAAGGCACGTCGGGGTAGTGGTGCTGAAGAACGGCGCGGGGGAAATTATCAATCTCGGAGAAGAAGGCGGGCTCCCAGCCAAGACCGTGCCACGCCACTGTTGCCGCCTCAATACCGCTGCAGATGCTACCGTATCTCATCCTGTCTCCTGTTTGATGGCGGGAACCTACGCGCAGTGACAACCTGTCGTCAAGCCTGATAAGTTAAAGCATGGAAAAGCACATAGAAGCGAAGTGCCGGAAGATCGCCAAAGCCCGCGGCTATGTGTTCTGGAAGCTCGTGGTGCAAGGCTATCCGGGTGTCCCAGACCGTCTCATGCTGTCCCCCGGCCGCGCCACGTTCATCGAGTTCAAGGCACCCGGCAAGAAGCCGACGCCGCTGCAAGCCGCTTGGCATTCGCGGCTGCGTGCATTAGGCTTCGAGGTACACGTGATCGACAACGTATCGGATTTCGAGGCCATATGCCCGTGACACTCAGGCCTGTCCAAGAGCAGGCGATCACCCACATCTACGAACGCAACGAGAGCCTCGTCTTCGCCCGGCCGGGAGCCGGGAAGACAGTCGTGACGCTGACGGCGTTGAGCGAGATGCTCGCCGACGGCACCGTGCGACGCGTGCTGGTGACGGCACCGCTGCGCGTCGCGGAGCTGGTGTGGCAGCAGGAGGGTGAGAAGTGGGAACACCTGCGGCACCTGCGGATCGCCGTGGCGACGGGGACGCCAGCCGAGCGTGATGCGGCCGTCAAGGGAGCCGACATCGTCGTCGTGAACCACGAGAACCTCGTCGACTTTCTCAAGAAACACAGCAAGGCCTTCGACTGCTTCGTGATAGACGAGCTGTCGAAGTTCAAGGGGCCGACCTCGGCGAAGTGGCGCCCGACGCTGAAGCACACGGATCACATGAAGGTCCGCATCGGCCTCACGGGATCGCCCGTGCCGAACGGGCCCGAAGACCTGTTCGCGCAGACGCGCATCATCGACCACGGTCGCAGGCTCGGGCGTGACTGGGTCAAGTGGCGCGCGGCGAACATGTGGGAGCAGACGGAGAACGTGTGGAAGTGCCGCAAGGGGACGCTGGAGAAGACGCTCGCGGCGATCTCCGACATGACGTTCATCCTGTCGCCTGAGAATTGGGCGCCGCCTCCCGTGCGTCACGTCAAGGTCCCGGTCACGCTGCCCCCCGACATCCGGCGCGTCTACGAGGAACTCGACAAGACGAGCGTCGCCGACATCGAGGGCGAGGTCATGATGCCCGGCGGCCGCGCGCAGGTCGTCAACAAGATGCGGCAGGTCTGCGCCGGCTTCGTCTACGACGAGACGGGCGAAGGCAAGCGTCTCGACATGTTCCGCGTCGACGCCATCTGCGATGTCGTCGACATGCAGACGTCGCCCGTCCTGCTGGTCTACGACTACCGCGAGCAGCTCGACGAGCTGCGGCTGCGCTATCCCGATGCGCCGGTGCTGGGGAGCGGCACGACGCGCAAGGTCGCGGCGAAGGCCGTCGAGGACTGGAACGCGGGCAGGCTGCGCGTCCTGATCGCGCACCCGGCCGCGTTCAGCCATGGGCTGAACCTGCAATTCGGGGGGCACATCGTGTGCTGGTGTTCGCTGCCGTGGTCGCTCGATCACTACGAGCAGACGATCATGCGCCTCGCGCGCGAGGGACAGAGCGCACCGGAGACGATCAGCTACGCGACCGTCGCCGTCGACACTGTCGAGGAGGATACCGTCTATCCGCGCCTGACGTTCAAGGCCGAGGTGCAGGACGCGGTGTTCAATCAGTAACGAGCGCCTCTTCGACGTCGTCTACAGTCGCGGTTGTAATGTCTGCCTTGCGTAGATGGCCCCTCATGTATCGAAGGGCTCGGCATTCGAGTTGCTTCACACGCTCTCCGGACACGCCGAAGTCTTTGCCAATGGCGTTGTAAGTCTCCGCTTCGCCTGTCTCAAGTCCAAACCGGCGGCGCACGATCTGGCGCTCGCGAGGATTGAGTTTGTCGACGGCGTTTGCGATCAAGTCCCGGTACTGGCGCGCCTCGATCTGGCGCTCGGGGTTGCTGGCCGCCAGCCGCCGGCCGTACTCGGCCATCGACATCACGACCTCGGCAACCTTCACAGATTCCGTCATCGTCTGCTGTTCAAATGACCACAAGTCTTCCGGCGCGACGCCCAACGCCTCCGCTATGTCGAGAGCTGCCTTGCGCCAGTCGCCGTTCTTCATGCGCGGGCTGGAGCGCATGCAGATGAATTCGTTGAGCATCTGATACGTTACGTTCGCGCGACGGCAGAACGCCGCGACAGTTGAGAAGCCCTGCTCTTCAATGCGGGTCAGCAGCAGGTTGTTCTTGGCGCGAATGACCAGCCGAACGTCGTTTTCCATTCTATTCTCCTATTTTATTTTTGAGCATCGCAGTTTAGCGCCCGACGGCTTGACCGTCGAGAGGCTCGCGAGGTCAAGCTCGCAGGCCGTCTTCTCGGCGTTGGCCGCGGCCGCGCGGCCCTTGGGCGTGACGGCCGGCACCCACGCCGTGCCGTCCCACTCCTGCACCTGCCAGTCGGCCTTCGCGACGCCCCAGCAGAGCAGCACGAAGCCGAAGACAATCAGGGCGAGGATGTAGCGGTTCACAACCGAAACCCGTACTCGCGCGCGGCGGCGGCGTGCAGTGCCGGGGCCATGTACTCAAGGTCCAGCGCCATGATGAAGCCGTCGAGCATCGCCGGGTGCATGGTCTTCTTGCCGGCGTAAAGCCTGCTGATGTGTTGCACTGAAACGTCCAGCTCGGCGGCGATGTCCTTCGGCTTCTTGCCCTGCGCTGCCGCGAGCCTCCGCAGGCGCTCGCCCAGAGGCAGGGCAGGATCCGTGATGGACTTCATATTCTATGTTCCTTTTTAGCTTTTTTATATTCGGACAGATAGAGCCGCGCGACGGCGTATAGAAACGCAAGATCGTGCCAAGTCCTGTCGCCGGGGCGGGCAGGGGCGGGCAGCTTCTCCATGCGCCTCTTCAGCCCCCACGCGCAGTTCTCGCAGGTTTGCGGGCTGCCATCCACTTCACGCGGCACTCTGTTATACATGAAGCGGTCGTACACGGGGTGCTTGCACCTTCGGCAAAGGCACATACGCACGATCTCGGGGCGGCCCTTCTGCCGCCCCCCGCGCCATCGAACGCGGTCGCTATGACCATAGGGCTGAGACGCCCAAGTGCAGTACGGGCGCAGCACCCCCGTCAAAGTGACCGCGGGCATCGTTACTCTCCGAGTGCAACGGCAGTGTTGAGCGCGCGAACAGCCCGATCCGGGCTCAACTTGTTGCGCTCCGCGTACTTGGCCACGTCGAGTTCGAGGCGGACCGTCTCGATGATCGTGGTCGCCAGCTTGGCGACCGCATTGGCGCGTGTCGCGTTCACAGTGCCCTTCCGCAGGCCGTCCAGTTCGTCGAACAGGCTGCCGCGCAGCCCCGCGCTCGTGCGCTGCGTCATCTTCGTCGGGGTTTCGGTTTTCATTTTAGCCATACGTCACCTGTGTTCTATGTCCATGCAATAACCGGCGAGCGGGCGGACAACTTCCGCTACCGATCAGTAGTGAGATTTAACGATACTTCTCACAGGGGTTGTGCCAGTCCATCGGGTGCGACGGGTAGCAGCGGAAGCACATGACCTGCGACAGCCACGCGCTCTTCCCCGTGCCGTCCGCATAGTCGTAGGCCTCCTGCTCGTAGGCAGCCGCCAGCCGCTCCAGCGCGGCGGCGATGCGCTTGGCCGTTTTTTCACTCACCATCATTCAATTCCTTTCAGCGTGGTTTCGATGTCGTTGCGACGCTTCAGCAGCGCGACCTTGAGAGGCTCCCAGACGTAGTCGGGAACCGGCGTCGTGCCGCGGCGCCAACGGTACACGGTCTTGCGGTCCACCCCGAGAAGGCGCGCGAGGTATTCGGCGTGCTGCGCGCCGTGCAGCATGTACCCTATGCGGGCGAGCCTGCGGGGGGCGCCGGGGGCCGGGACAGTGGTCACAGGGCCTCCAGAACGATGCAGGCCTTCAGGGGCACGGCACGGCCCCTGCGCGCGATGATGGTCGCGACGCGGGCGCGCGCGACGCGCGCCGTCAGGTCCAGCTCACCCGGCGACTGGGCGATGCGCCGGACGCTGTCGGGGCTCATCTCCAGCAGGTCGAGCATGACGCCCAGCGCGACGCGCTCGGCGTGGGGCGTGGAGGGGCCCCAGCCGCTCCAGCTCACCTGAAAGGTGCAGTCGTGAATGGTCAGCATCACTCGACCTCCTTCAAGGCGCGAATACTATCCGCGAGATCGTTGAAGGCATTCGCAATGTACGGGGTGAACTGCTCCTTGGCGCATGCGTTGATGTAGGCACCCACCAGTTCGGGGTGTTTCTTGGCGTAGCCGTCGCCAAATTTCTCGTCAAGATTGTGGATGGCGTTGGCCAAGTAGTCTTCGACGGCCATCATGCTGTGGCGGTGAAGGATTTCGGGGTCACGGCTGATCACGGTTCAGTCCATCCTGTTGTGAGCGGTTGCGTCGATGCCGTGCTTGGTCAGGACGGCGGCCATGGCCGAGGCCGCGGCGCTCTTGCGCTCCCAGCTCTGGCCGAAGTCGTGGATGCTGACCTCCCAGCCGCCGTTGTAGGCCTTGTGGCCGAGCTTCTGCGCCTTGAGCCAGCGTGCCATCTTGGAGTTGGCGGGGCGGATCTTGACCCACGCGAAGCCGCAGGCGCCGTCGTCGACGACCTCAGCGACGTACAGGGTCTTGCTTTTGTGATACTCGACGACCATCGGGGTGGGGCGGCAGGCGAGGCCGGCCATGACGCCGGCCGTCCACGCCTCGGCCCAGATCTCTGCGTAGTCCATCACACGGTCCTTTCGCCGGGGAAGCGGGCGACTACGTCGTCGCCCGCAAGCGCGCGGTAGAGCTGGGTGAACACCTTGCGGGTGTCGGCGGGGTTCTGGGCGTCAAGCCGGCGCGCGGCCGGGCAGGCGGCCAACCACCTCAGATACTTGGCTTCGAGGTCGATGGGGTCGATCATGATCCTATTCCTCCTCTTCTTCTTTGAGGGCGGCCCACTCAGCGGCGGCCTCCTCTTCGGTCAGGGTCGTGCGGCTGCGGGCGGCCTCCTCGCGCTCCCGCTTGGCCTTCAGCGCCGCCTGATACACGGGGTCGGCGGCGTCGCGTTCGGCCTGCGCCCGGATCTGCGCTGCCACTTCTTCACCCATCTCGAAGACGCTCATAAACTTGGGCATGGTCATATCTCCCTAGAGGATGCCGTTGGGGCCGTACTGGCGGCCGAAGTCAGCGATGGCGAGGCGGCTGACACTGCGCCCGCTGCGGGTGCGCTGCGGCGCGCGGCCGAGGCCGGCGCAGGCGGCGGCGTACTGCCGGCCGCGCTCGTACTGCCAGCAGTTCTTGTCCCTGTCGTAGTCGGGCGCGCGGCCCGCCTGATAGTCCTCGATGCCCTCGCGGAAGGCGGCGGCGCCGACGATGGAACTCCAAGTGACGCGGCGGGTCTTGATCTGGGCCATGATGCTATCTCCTATTCGATGTCTCGATTATGGGGCAGTTCGCTGGGGATGTCTAGAGGTCTTCGAGGGGGTCGTCACCATATTCCCAACTGCGGGCGGTCAGGCGGCCGGGGGGCGTGTAGCCGCCGTTCTTCTGGCGCGTCAGGCGCCCCTTGATCGCGGTGACCCGCTTCTCCTCCTCGCTGCGGGAGGCGTGCCAGCGGCGGAGGCCCTCCATCTGCCGCTGCTGCTGTTCGGGGGTGAGCTTCGCCATCAGAACCCCCACTTTCCGGCGCAGATCGGGCCGATGCCGCGGGCGATGCTCTCGGGGTTCGAGAGGGTCAGGCCGCAGCAGCCGCAGGGGATCGTCATCGCCGGGTCTTCCAGCAGCAGCTGGGCGCGGCGGGCGGCGTCGGCCTTCACGGCCGCTGCCGGGTCAGCCATCGCCTCGACGAGGGCCGGGAGGCGGCTCTGGTCGAAGTCGCGGCCGGGGGCGAAGGTGGAGGCGCCGGCGGGGATCTTGCCGACGTACTGGCCGTTGTCCTTGACGTAGATCGCGCCCGGGTTGTTGCCATGGGCCGGGGCGAGGGAGAAGGTGAACAGCGCCACCATGACCTTCTTGCGGGTCTGGAGCACGGCGCGGATCGCCGTGACGTCGAGGGCCACCGCCTGCTCGGAGGCCTTCTGCTGACGTTCCTGAGCCCACTGGGCGCTGCGGGCCATGCCCTTGACGATCACCGCCATCTGGTTGTCCGACAGCGCGCGGCCGCCCAGCAGGCGCGTCTGGAAGTCGGCCAGCATCGTGGCGTAACCCTCGGGGAGCCGGTCGCGGCGGGCGAGGGTGTCGGAGAGCCACTTCAGCTCGGCCTGATGGTCGGCGACGACCGAGGCCTTGGCGACGGCCGTGCGCTGGCGGGCGGCGGTGCGGGCCTCGGGGCTGGTCTTGAAGGTCTTGCTGCCCTTGCCCTTGCAGGTGAAGCACTCGCCCAGCGCGCGGCCGCTGTAGCTGATGAAGCGGCCGGTGCCGCGGCACTTGGGGCAACGCTCGGCGAATTCCGGGGTCGTTTCGCGGATGCGGACGCTGGCGGCGTCCTGCGGGAGGGTCTTTGGCTTGCCGAAGGGCACGTTGGCGAGGTCGTCACCGAAGATGTCGTCGAGGCGGTCGTTCATTCGTTATCTCCTATTCGATGTCCTGATTATAGGGCAGTCGGGGGGCCTGTCAACAGGCTCTTCGCCTCGTCGTAGCCCTCGTTTTCGATCCAGTCCTGCGCCTCATCCATCAACATGCGGTCGGCGATGTCGCTAAACACGCCGTGATTGCCGGCGCCGGGGTGGATCGCGGTGACCTTCAGGCCGGCGTCAAACGTGACCGTCTGCTCGTCGTCCCAGTCCACACCGTCGTGGCTGCCGCCGCGGCTCCAGAGGATCGTGTAGATATCCATGATCTAGGCCCCTTCTGCGTTGTCGACGGCGTCGTCGAAGCCCTCGTCGGCAAGCCACTCCTCGGCCCACTCGTTCAGCATCAGCTGGTGGTGGTCGCTGAGCTTGTCCTTGGGCAGCTTCGCCGAGACGAACTCGACCTCGGGCGGGTCCGCGGGCATATGGCCGCTGGCGTAGCTGGGGCCGCGTGCCGGGCGCCCGGGCGTGTAGGTGTAGATGACCCGGACCTCGATCTCGCCGAGGCCGAAGGGGCAGTAGGCGGTGAGGATGTGCGTGCTCATGGCCTAGGCCTCCTGCGCGGCGACGGCCGCCTTGTAGTGGTCGAGGATCCGCTCCAGCGGGTAGTCGCTGATCGTCCACATGTAGAGCGAGGGGACCTCGAAGGCGCCGCCCGCGAAGTAGTAGTAGCAGCCACCGAGCTGGTTGCGGTGGAAGGTGTGCCGGGCGCCCATCTTCTTGAGGGCGGCGTTGACTTGGCGGGGTGTAGCCATCTCGATCTCCTGTCTGAGGAGTCCCTTATACGCCGGGTTTTGACAATCTGTCAAACAGGGAGGGAGGGGGCGTCTAAACATAAATCACGTTTTCGACGACAAACTGTCGAAAATAGGCCCCCGCCGAGGGGCGCAAACTCTGACCTCTGCGTCATGTAGGGTCGTGAAAAGCCAATAAAACCGGCGTTTTCCGGGTGCGGTGGCGTTCTCCCAGACCTAACTCTGTAAATAACGTGAGAAGAAGTTAAATAATATATTACGCGTATAGGCCTTGAATACTGTGGGTATTCGTTCATTATCAGTTAAGGGCCCGGCTCTTGAAAAGTTTGGTCTGGTTTTTACCGCCGGCCCCCGGAAAACGCCTATCTAACAGGTGTTTTCTGCCCCTGTGTGACGCAGAGGTCGGAGTTTTAACCCTTCTAACCGCTTGGAGACTAAACTGATATGCACCCTTGGATCATTGCCCGCACCCCCGGCGCGCGGGAGGTTATGGAGGCCGGCGATATCGCGGCCTTGCGCCGGCAGAAGATGCCGCCCGAAGTCGTGCAGGCGCTGCTGGCCGACGCCCGGGCTTACGATGTGATCGCCAAGGCGTACGGGGTGACGTATCAGATGGTCGCCCAGATCAAGACCCGGCGCCTGTACGCGCACGTCCCGTACAAGGGGGCAATTCCCCGTGGCGCCCGCGCCGACGCTGCAACAGTGAGGGAGATCTTCCTCGACCCCTCACCGGCACGTGAGATCGCTGCTCGGCACGGCGTCAGCTTGAGCGTGGTCCGCCAGATCAAGCAGCGGGTCTCGCATGAGAGTGTCACCCGCAATCTGATAGCGCCGCCGTCGGGACATGCAACCTTGCGCGCTGAAGTGCGCGCGATGAAGGAGCGGCACAAGGCCGAGCTGACGGCACTGCTGCAGAGGGGGATGGTATGAAGCGCAGGGTTTTCAGTGACGATGAGGTGCGCGCGATCTTGGCCGACGCGCGGTCGCAAGGCGTGATCGCAGCCGCGTACGGTACGTGGACGCATGTCATCTCGGACATCAAACGCCGCCACACGTACAGACACGTACGGTTTAGCGGGAAAGTAGCGCGCTACCGCCCCCCGAAGAGGGTGAAGACCCCTCGACCCCCGGAGATCGCGCGCTACCAGAGGCTGCCCGTCGATCCCGGGCCCCAGTACAGCCTTCTGCCAGTGGAAGGCCGCAGGGTCTTCAGTGACGACGAGGTGCGCGCGATCTTGGCGGATCCTCGGATGTACGGCGAGATCGCAGCCGAGTACGGCGCGTGGAAGCACGTCATCGGGGACATGAAGTGGCGCCGCTCGTATCGGAACGTGCCGTTCGACGGGGTGATCGTCCGGTACCCGTCGAGGAAGAGAAGCCGACTGACAGTTTGACATGTGGATAAGTTGGCCGTATAAGGGTTCATCGAATAGGAGATGGAAATGACGACCAGCAAGTTTGTAGACCAGTACGCCGTCGCGGCCGCTCAGCTCAAGGCTCTGCAGAAGACCGTGGACGACCTCAAGGCGAAGCTCCTCGCCCTCGGCGCGACCGAGATCGCGGGCGACAAGTTCGCGCTCAAGGTCACGACCTACGAGACGAGCCGCCTCGACACCGCGACGGTGAAGACGTTCCTGACCGAGGCCCAGATCGCCGAGGCGACCAAGACCTCGACCTCGACCCGCATCACGGTCGCCGCCCGTGCCAACCAGCGCCTTGCAGCCTAGGAGCCTGCCGCTGAAGAGGGCCAGCCGAAGGGCTGGCCCTCTTTGTCGTTTTGGCGTAGAGTGTCAGCATGACTGAGATCGCAACCGACCTCTCCCCGCGGTACCTGAACCGATTGCTGGACGAGATGGACATCCTCAACAGCGAACTGGCAATCCTCGCGGGCGTCAGCGGCCGCACGGTGTACCGATGGCTGGCGGGGGAGACGCCCGTCCCGCGCTCGGTCGTCGCCATGCTTGAGCTGCTCAAGGCGAAGGCGTGATCTGGCGATGGCTCGCCGTAATGCTCGCTCTGCCGACGCTGGGGCTGATCCTGTTCCTGCCGCTGATGTGGCCGGTGTGGCTCGGCCTCTGGGGTTTCCTCGTGATCAAGGGCTTCGGAAGCGCGGCCGCAATGGGCGCCCGGAAGACACGTACTCGGCTGAAGTTGCGGCCGACATCTGCAGGCGCCTCGCGGAAGGGGAAACGCTGAAGAACGTGTGCAAGGACATTGGGATCGCGAGGCAGACGGTCTACACTTGGGTGCTTGACAATCATCAAGGTTTCGCTGACGCCTACGCACGTGCTCGGCACCTGATGGCGCTCGGCTGGGCCGACGACCTCGACGAGATCGCGCGCGACAGGCGCGGCGACTTCGTGGTGAACGAGGAGGGCAAGCTGGTGCCCGACATGGAGCACATCATGCGGTCGCGCTTGCGCATCGACACGCGCAAGTGGCTCCTCGGCAAGGTGCTGCCACGGGTCTACGGCGACAAGGTCATCACCGAGATCACCGGCAAGGACGGCGGCGCCATCGAGATGCAGGCGACGCGGATCGACGTGCTGGCGCTCGACCCCGAACAGAGGGATCAGTTGAAAACCATCCTGCTGCAGGCGACGAAGGGAAAGACGGAGGAATAGCGGTGAAACTGTATTATCTATCTTTCGCGGACCCGACTAAACCCAGAGGGGAGCAGTGGCTGGGCGGCGCTTACGTCGAGGCAGAGTCAGCTATTCACGCGATGCTTCACGAATCGCGCAGGCACGGGTGTAACCCCGGCGGGGAGGTAGTGAGCATCGAACTTCCTTTCGACGCTCCTATCAGGGACGACTACCGCAACCGGCTTCTGGATGATGCTATGTTGCGAGCGGCAGGCCCTGACGGCGACGGTGTGCTGGTCGACCTTGATGGCAACGAAAGGTAGAACCGAAGATGAGAGCCGTTAGCGACCTGCACTTTCACATCGGCGGCAAGGCCTACACGTTCGAGCCTGAAACGGTCACTACGCGCAGCGATTTGGCGCTGCTGTTGCCGCTGTTCATGGCCCTGACGCAGCCGCGCGGCACCTTCGACGTCGAGGCTTACGTCGACGAGTACGCCCTCTGGCATTGTTTTCGCACGGTCGAGTGATGTACGCTTGCACCATGAAGCCGCCTGTCCTGCCTGCCCCCGAGCTGCTGCGCGCCGCCTTGCGCGCGGGCATCACGGTCGGCTGGGCCGGCACGGGCGAGGCCTACGCAGAGGTCACTGACTCGGGCGACCCCGGGCAGCGCGCGATTTTCGCGGCGCTGATGGCCAACGCCTACGCCCCCGACATCATGTACGGCTGCTACTACGCCGGCGACTACACGAGGCTGCAATGACCCCCCTCTGCACCGACTGCGCCCACAGCTGGCGCAACAGCGACGGCATCCTGATGTGCGGGCGCCCGACTACAACGCCGGGGCCGCGTTACTGCTACGCCGAACGCTTCGGCCCACCGCAGGCCGACAGGGAAATCTGCGGCCCCCGCGCCCAGTATTTCGAGGCCAAGACGTGACCAACGCCGAGATCCGGCAGTCGCACTACGACCACTGGCACCTGCGCGAGGAGATCACCAAGCGCGTGCAGGCCAACACGCCCTCGCGCACTCGCCGTAAGCGGGTATGAACCTAGCCGACCTCAACCCGTTCGAGACGCTGCGCGAGATCGAGCGCGTCGAGTGCGAGACGTCGCTCTATGAGTTCGTGCAGAAGGCTTGGAAGTACGTCGACCCGTCGCCGTTCACGCCGGGATGGCCGCTTGAGGCCATGTGTGAGCACCTCGAAGCGGTCGTCGACGGCGACATCCGCAAGCTGATCATCAACATCCCGCCGCGGTGCGGCAAGTCGAGCATCGTCAGCGTCTGCTTCCCGGCATGGGTCTGGACGCAGCGCGAGATCTCGCCGACCAGCGGGCCGCAGGTGCCGCTGCTGCACGCCTCCTACGCGATGTCGCTGGCGATGCGCGACAGCGTCAAGACGCGCCGGCTGGTCGAGAGCCCGTGGTACCAGCGCCTGTGGGGCCACCGCTTCCACCTCGTCGGCGACCAGAACACCAAGGGCCGCTTCCAGAACGACAAGCGCGGCGAGCGCCTGATCACGGCCGTCGACGCGCGCGTCACGGGTGAGGGCGGCAACATCATCGTCGTCGACGACCCGAACGCCGCCAACGAGGCGATGTCGGAGGCGTTGATCGAGACGACGAACGAGTGGTGGGACGGCACGATGTCGACGCGTCTCAACGATGCGCGCACCGGTGCCTACGTCGTCATCCAGCAGCGGCTGGGCGAGGAGGATCTCACGGGCCACATCCTCGACACCGACGAGGGCTGGACGCATCTCATGCTGCCCATGGAGTTCGAGCCCGAGCGCGCCTTCACGACGAGCATCGGCTGGGACGACCCGCGCACCGAGGAGGGCGAGCTGCTGTGGCCCGAACGCTTCGCCGAGGAGCAGGTCGAGGTCCTGAAGAAGCGGCTGGGCCCGTGGAAGGCCGCGGGGCAGCTGCAGCAGCGTCCCGAGCCGAAGGGCGGCGGCATCATCAAGCGCGACTGGTGGCAGCTGCACGATGCGCCACACTTCCCGCAGTTCGACTACGTCGTGGCGAGCCTCGACACCGCCTTCACCACGAAACAGGAGAACGACTTCAGCGCGCTGACCGTGTGGGGCATCTTCACGAGCGACACCGTCGCGCAGCCCTCGAAGCAGGTCATCAGAGGCGAGCGCCTGACCAACGTCGACCCTCGCGAGTACGGCAATCAGGCACCCAAGGTCATGCTGATGAACGCGTGGCAGGAGCGGCTTGAGCTGCACGACCTCGTCATGCGCGTTCAGAAGTCGTGCAAGGAGATGAAGGTCGACCGGCTTCTGATCGAGGACAAGGCCGCAGGCCACAGCGTCGCGCAGGAGCTGCGCCGCCTCTTCGGCTACGACGGCTTCGCCGTCCAGCTCGTCAATCCCGGCGCCCTCGACAAGGTCGCGCGCGTCTACGCCGTGCAGCACCTGTTCGCCGAGGGCATGATCTTCGCGCCCAACCGCCAGTGGGCCGAGATGACCATAGGACAGACCACGACGTTCCCCCGCGGCAAGCACGACGACCTCGTCGACACGATGAGCCAAGCCCTGACGCACCTGCGCCAAGCCGGGATGCTGACGCGCAGCAGCGAGCACATTTCCGAAGTGGGCGAAAGCCTTCGACACAGGGGCGCGCCACCGGCTTCGTTGTACGGGATCTGAAAAATCACAGTCGAACTGGGCTCGACTGTTGACAGACTGTCACTATTCTGAATGACGCCCGGTGTGTTATCCTTGCATTCCCACGAGGTTTCTGAATGGCGTTAGTGCCGGGGTTGAACCCCAACATCCGCTTGGTCCAACCTGACCCCGACGAGCTTCCGCCGGGCGAGGATATCGTCGTCGAGAACGCGCCCGAGGGCGCCGACGTCGAGCACCTCGACGACAAGGGCAACGTCATCCAGATCGAGCACGACGACGGCTCCATCACGATCAGCCTCGACGGCAAGCCGGTCGAGGAGAACGCCAACGAAGACAACGCCGAATGGTTCGGCAACATCGTCGACAAGATCGACGAGGGCGAGCTGTCGCGCATCGCCGACGAGCTGATCCGCGGCATCGGCGACGACAGCGACAGCCGCAAGGACTGGATCGAGGACCGCGCGCAGGGCATCAAGCTGCTGGGCCTGAAGATTGAGGTGCCGGGCATCGGCGGTTCCGCCGAGGGCGCGCCTGTCGAGGGTATGAACCGCGTCCGCCACCCGCTGCTGCTCGAAGCCGTGCTGCGCTTTCAGGCGAACGCGCGCTCCGAGATGCTGCCGACCGACGGCCCGGTCAAGATCAGGATCGACGACAACAACGGCACGCATCAGACCAACCAGATGGCTGATGCGCTGGAGAAGGATCTCAACCACTACCTGACGGCTATCGCGACCGAGTACTACCCCGACACCGACCGCATGCTGCTGATGCTCGGCTTCGGCGGCCTCTCGTTCAAGAAGGTGTATTTCTGCCCGCTGCGCAACCGGCCTGTCAGCGAGACGGTCGACGCCGAAGACCTGATCGTCAACGCGGCCGCGACCGACATCCGCAGCGCCAAGCGCGCGACACATCGCGTGATGATGCGGCCCTCGACGGTGAAGCGCCTGCAGATCCTCGGCGTCTATCGCGACGTGCAGCTCTCGACGCCACTGCCGCAGGATCTCGACAGCGCGCAGCGCGAGAAGAAGGCGCAGCAGGGCGTCGAACCCGAGGCGCTGAACCCGGAGGATCGCGACCGCGAGATCTTCGAGTGCTACTGCGAGCTGAACATCAAGGGCTTCGAGCACAAGTGGAAGGGCAAGGAGAGCGGCCTCGAAATCCCGTGGCGCGTGACCATCGACGTCAGCTCGAAGCAGATCCTGTCGGTCGTCCGCAACTACGACGAGGACACCGCAGAGCTGCCCGAGGCGCGCCCCGTGTTCGTCCCGTACATGTTCGTGCCGGGCTTCGGCTTCTACCCCATCGGCCTCCTTCACATCCTCGGCAACACGACCAACGCGATCACCGCGGCGTGGCGCGAGCTGCTCGACGCGGGCATGTTCGCGAACTTCCCGGGCTTCCTGTTCAGCGACGCCGGCGGCCGCCAGAACACCAACATCTTCCGCGTCCCGCCGGGCGGCGGCGCGCTCGTGAAGACGGGCGGCATGCCGCTCAATCAGGCGATCATGCCGCTCCCTTACAAGGAGCCGAGCGGCGCACTGATGACGCTTGTCGACAACATCGCCACGACCGGCTCCCGGCTGGGCGGCACGAGCGAGCAGCAGGTCGGCGAGGGCCGCGCCGACGCGCCCGTGGGCACGAC